ATGATCAAGGGCGGCTTCTATCTAAAAGCCCGCTGTATCGACGGCGCCGGCATCGCCCACGCCCCGCCGCATATTCGAGAGATATACGATTGGCTCATAAGAAACTCCATGTTTGTTGACGGCGAACAGCTCAAGAGAGGCCAGTTGATAGCCTCCTATGATGACATCCGGGACGGCCTGTGCTGGTTTGTCGGTTTCCGAAAGGTGCGGTACTCGAAGTGGGATTGCGAAAAGGCCCTTAAGTGGTTGACGGAAAAAAGGATGATTCTTACGGAAAAAACCACTCGCGGGTTAATCATAACTATCTGTAATTATGACGAAGATCAGAATCCAAAGAGCTATGAAATTAGAAATGAAATTAGAAATGAACGGTCACATTATGAGAGCCACAATGAAGACCACACCGAAGACCACAACGAGAGCCACACCGAAGACCACGATGAGGACCACAGCGAGAGCCACAACGAGAGCCACACGGACACGGATGTAGAACAAGGCACATCAGCCGTTGACGGCGATCAGCACGACATGAAAGCCACAACGAAAGCCACAACGAAGACCACAACGAGAGCCACAACGAAGACCACGATGAAGACCACAACGAGAGCCACACGAGAGCCACAATGTACCGACACCATAGATAAGAATGTTCTTAAGAAAGAAATAAAAGACTTATATGCACCCCTCTTTGAAGAGTTCTGGAAAAACTATCCCGCCCGCAATGGCAAGAAGCTCGGCAAGCCTGTAGCCCTCGACCTGTTTTGTAATCTGAAACCCTGCGAGGCCCTTCTCTGCATTCACGCCGCAAAGCATTACGCGGACAGCCAGATGATCCGCGACGGCATAGGTATCAGAGATCCTCAAAGATTCTTGGTCTCCGGCAGGGGTAAAGACAAAGTCGAATACTGGCGGGACTGGACAGAGCCCGAGTCAAGAGATCATCAGGACAAACCCCAGGAGCAGGAAAAGCCGTCCGGACCGCCCCCGGAACCACGGTGGTATATGGCGGGTGATGGCGTGACGGTGAAAGAATACGGCACCGATAGGGTGATTACAGAGGAAGAGAAGGCGGCCAGGGCACTAAGGAGGAAAGCGGCAAAAGAGGCCGCTACTCCAGTTCTTTCACTCGTCCGGGAAATTACAGAGGCATACAGATGAACGTTGATATAAAGGTTGAAGGCGTCGAGAAAGCACTAAAGAGGCTGGACCCGCAGGTTGTCACCCGGGCATCAGTAAGGGCAGTCAATGACGTGGCCAAACAAGGCACGGCCGAGGCCAAGAGACAGATCGCGACCAGATATAACATAAAGCCTGGTCGCATCGCTGAATTCCTACGCATATCCGTAAGGGCAAGCGGCGCCCTGATCCAGGCAGTGATCAGCGGCAAGGGAATAGGTATTGCCCTGTCCTACTTCGGAGCAAAGCAGGAAGGTGTCAGGATCAACAAAAATGAGTTTCGTTACACGCGTAAGTCAAAGACGAAGGGATGGCAGAGACGCGGCGGCGAGGTCACGGTACTGGTCAAGAGGTCTCACGGACGCAAGACGGTCACGACGGATCCCAAGGCGTTCATGATCCGGTTGAAATCAGGTCACATAGCGGTCATGCAGCGGCGAGGTCAAGAACGCCTGCCCCTCAAGCAGCTCTACGGCCCCGGTGTAGGCATGCTGTTTGGATCGCGGTACGTCATGGAGCCGACAAAGGCAGTCATAAAAGAAAAGTTCACGTCACGCTTCAAGTACTGGCTCGACAGGTACAGAGGCGGTGCCAGGTGAGAGCGGGTCCTCCGTGGGGTTAGACCTGCTCACGGCACAGATGATCCCAATATTCGGCAGCTTTTTGGAAAAGTAGACATGGAAAAATGGAAAAATATCGAGCTTGTGAAAAAGCGGTAGCGTCTCTACTGGCGTTCACACGGAGAGAATTTGGCTGACACGGACAAAGACAAGCAACTCATCGAACTCACGAAGAACGCCCCCCGCCGCCTTCTTCTCGATGTAATGAATCGTGTCAATGGCGGGACAGCGTCCCGGGCGGACTATCGTCTCATGCGCGAACTGAGGGGAGAGATCATTGACGAATCCGAACTGCCTCCGGTCGCGGTGACGTTTCCCAATCTTCTCAAGGCCCTCGAATATCTGAATGCCCAGGGATACCGCATCAAGAAGTCATCACTCTACAATCACAAAAGGGCTGGTCTGCTCAGCCCGAATGCCTCGGGCGAGTATGATTCAACCGAACTCGACCGTTACGCAGCCGCCAATCTCACACGCATCAAGAGCGCCGACGGCGAGGATGATCCGAAACAACAACGTCTCGAAGAACTTCAGCAGGAGAAATTCGAAACGAACAACCGGATCGCCCAGGAACAGCTCCGTCTGCTTCAACGTCGCAACGCCGACATGGATAAGGAAATCAGTTCTCGTGTCGCCGAGGAGCTTGTCAAACGGGAAGGTTTCTTCAAAGTGTATCTGATCAACTATTTTACGTCCGAAGCTCCCAACTTCATAGAGACCGTTCACGGCGATCACCAGTACCTTCCTGAATTCATCGAACTCGCCCGTCATGGAATCAACACGGCTCTGGGCAACCTGGTCCAGTATCGAAACATGACAATAGTGTGCGGTCCCTCCGGCGAGGTGATCCCGCAATGAGTCTTCCGCTCAGGTTCTATGATGAAGAGATCGCCTTTTTCACGCCTCCGGAGAATATCAGCCCTTCACAATGGGCGGCCCGCTATCGGACGGTCACAGAAGGAGAGCACAAAGGGCCTTGGATCAATGAGAACTTTGCCTACCTCGTTGAGCCCATGGACACCTGGGCCCGTCCGCACATCGAATCCATCATCCTCTGTTTCGCCCCGCAAACAGGCAAGAGCCAGATAGCCATGAATTGCCTGGGCTTCGTAGCCGACCAGGCGCCCGGACCTATAATGTACGTCATGCCGACGGAAAATAAAGCGAAGGATTTCAGTGGGCTGAAACTTAAGAACCTGTTTCTGGAATCCCAGCGCCTGAAAGCCCTCCTGTCTTCGGGAACCACGTCCTGGGGAACCCTCAATCTTCCGCTTCTCAACGGCACGCACATAAGGACGGTATGGGCAAATTCGCCTTCCGCCCTGTCGGAAGTCTCGATCCAGTATCTCTTTTTCGATGAATGCGACAAATACGAGGAGTTTTCCGGCAAGGAGGCCGACCCTCTCGCACTCGGTGAGGTCCGTACGACAGCTTATCCGAACACGAAAAAGATCATGTACCTGTCCACCCCGAATAGAGAAAACGGTCCCATCACCCGGGTAATGAACTACAAGGCCGATGAGATCCGCGACTTCTATGCAGTCTGTCCTACCTGCGGCCATGCACAGATCATGATCTTCGACCAGATCAAATGGCCTAAGGAGATCAGGGATCCACGCACCATGGAAAACGGCCGCCATGCCAAGTATGAATGCGAGGCCTGCAGGTTTCTCTGGAATGACTACCAGCGAAACATAGCCGTCTCGCGCGGTCACTGGCTGCCGAGGATCGCCGTGATTCGTCCTCGCTCCGTGGCCTTTCATCTCCCGGTGTGGTACTCGCGCAACAGGAGCCTCTCCTATGCCGCCGCGCGGTTCCTGGAAGGCCTCAACGACCACACGGCCAAGTACACCTTTGTAACGCAGGTCAAGGCCGAGGCATTCAAAGAGGTGGTCAAGACAACAGTCAAAGCGGACCTGCTCAAAGCCAGGTGCGATCTGCCGCCCCAGACAGTCCCGGAGGCCGCCATCGCTTTGACCCTTGGCGTCGATGTGCAGAAATACGGCCTATGGTTCCTCGTTCGGGCCTTCGCGCGAGATTACACATCATGGCTCATCCATTACGGTGAGACGTCCTGGGAGCAACTCGAGCAGCTCATTTGTGAACAGGCCTATCCGATCCGCAACAGCGATCGCGCGATGAGGATCTGGCGCGTGGGCATCGACACTGGCGGCAGCGAATCGGTGATGGGCGTGTCAGCAACGGAACTGACATACTCGTGGATCATTAGACTCATAAAAAGGGCGGCGCTGAGACAGTGTCATGTCTTCGGTACAAAGGGTTCATCTTCGACCAGCGGTGTTCCTGGTACATTCAAGTATGGTGAACCCATCGTCAAGATGCCCTCAGGCAAGAAGATCGACAACCCCTTTAAGCTGGTGTTGATCGACACGCATGAAATGAAAGACACCTACCACCGTCACCTTCAACAGGCCATAAGCGGCGATCCCCAGGGAGCATATCTTCACGCCGGAGAGGAATCGGATTACCGTACCTACACGAGGCATATACTGGCCGAAGAAAAACGCCGCGACCGCAAGGGCGCCGAGTCATGGGTCAAGATACGCAACGACAATCACCTGTTCGACTGCGAAATCCTGGCGATGAGCCTCGCCCATTGGCAGTGGCCCCTGGGCGGCATCAACCTGTATCGTCCCGTGCAACCGGAGCCGCCAGCCCCGCCGCCGCCTCCGATAAGTTATGATCGCGGCACGGACCTCCGTGAACGCTTTTCTAGGAGATCACGCTAATGCCCAAAGAACCCCCGCGCTGCAACATCCTGCTCACGTCAAAAACGGAGTTCAGACAGTATCTGAATTGCACTGAAGAACGCCTCGACAAGATATACGTGCCCTTGAATTTGCCAGGCCTCTGCGTCAATGGTCGTTGGCTGGGCACCACGAAGGAAATCGACGACTGGCTGAACAGTATAAGCCACAGCCCGATACGTCACTCGCTTCAAAGGCAGATCACGGTCGGAAACGGTGAAGACGTTGAATAAAGGAGAAACACCATGATACAGAGACTATTTCCCGGCATCATTATCGGTCTTTCCCTCGCCGCGGGATGTGTATACGCCGCCCATGGCGATCTCCGTCACGCGGCGTACTGGTTTTCCGCCGCCGCCCTCAACATCGCCGTAACGTTTTAAAAAGGAGCGCATCCATGGCCATGGACTTTGAAAAGATCTTTCTCGGCAATACGCAATCCGACCAGCGCAAATTCATCGCCAAGGCGCTTACCTTCCTGCGGCCCCGGTTCGATCGCGTCGTCGTGCCCTGTTGCGGCCAGTTCGCTCTCGTGAAGTGCGCCCTGCAGGCGGGTTTCCCTGCTTCCTCGATCGTAGCGTCCGACGTGTCGCTGTTTTCATCGATCCTGGGCTATTTCTACACGGACCGGCCGCTATCCGACCTGCCTTTTTCAATCCTTCTCGATGAGCTTCGCACCCGTTACGACTCGTATCCCACAGACGCCCAGAAAGCGGCGTTTCTTCTTTTTCTCATCAAGCAGCGCCAACTCCGGCCGCACATCTTTTTTGAGAAGCGCTACCTAGAGGCCCTGTTGGCCGCAAGCCCCCAGGTGCTCGACCTCCTGGCTTCCCAGCTCATCCATCACCGCGAGGTCTATTCCGGCATCGCCTATCGGATCGAGGACCTCCGCGCTGTGACGCAGTACAACGACCCGGGTACGGTTATCCTCATGAACCCGCCCGCATTCGCGAAAGGCTACGCCCGCATGTTTGACCTCTCCGGTGTCATCGACTATCGCGTGCCTATAGAGGAGTGGTCAATGTCCAAGGAATATAATGAACTCCACGCGAACCTTTGCGCTCTCGCCTCGCTCGCCTTCCTCTACCGATACAAGGAGGCCCGCGAATTGCCCTCGTCGGAAGTGGTCTTCGCGAAAGAATACAGCGAGAAACGATATGATTACTGGTTGTGCACGAAACCCGAGCAACTCGCGGAGTTTCCCTCCCTGAGGCTCGTCAAGCGCCGCCCTCTCCACCAATCACGTTCGCTTGCCGGCGCTCGTGTCTTTTCCGATTCCGACACACTCAGGCCGGAAAGCCGGATCACCTTCATCAAGACCACCGAAGAGCACGCCCTTTATTACCGCGACCTCTTCGCCCACAAGCTCGGCGACGTGAGAGCAGAGCTGTATCTTCTTACGCTTATCGACGGCAAGGTCTTTGCGGTGACCGGCTATGCGTTACGCAAGGTGTACATCATGAAGGAGGAGTATTGCGGGGAGGTCTTCGGATTCAACGCCGCCCATCAAAAATATCCGAACATCAATCGGTTTCTGATGCTCTTGATCACCTGCAAGGATTTCGACCGTACCCTCCAGGGTTTCATGATGCGTAGAAACCGTTTCTATGTCATGCGTGGCCTCAAGACCACCTGCCTCGCCAAATACCGTAAGGTGAAGCTCAACACGGGCATTCTCAAGATCACGAACCGCGAGAAGCTGTCCACGGATATGTACCGGATCCAGTATCAAACTGATTGGCACGACCGCTCGTATGCCGACTGTATAAGGCTCTACCTGGAGGAATTGAATGGCTCACCCGAACATGCAGATAAAAGAGAAAATCGTCGACCTGCCCGGGACATCGCTCTCGGTTTGGAAAGTGCACCCGGACGTCCTGCGCGAACAGGACAAAAACGCCCGCGTCATGTCCTCAAAGACGTTCCAACGGCTCACGGAGAACATCAAGAACAGTAAACAGCTTGAGAGCCTGCCATACTGTCACAGGACGGTGTCCCCCGGGGGCTCCGAAGAATTCTCCATCATATCGGGTCATCACCGGGTCCGCGCCGCCCGCAAGGCGGGACTCAAGGAGATCTACGTACTGGTCGAAGACCGGGAACTCACGAAGTCGCAGATCATTGCCAAGCAGCTTGCCCACAATTCCTTGGCCGGTACCGATGATCAGCAGATCCTCCTCGAATTATATGAAGCGATCGACGAGCTTAACGCCAAGCTCGAAAGCGGCATCTTCAATTTTGAGCATGACATAAAGGACCTCAACGTGTCCGTCGACGAACTGAAGATCTCCTTCGACTACGAGCAGGTGACGATCCTCTTTCTCAAGCACGAATACGAGGACTTCTCCAAGGTCCTCGCCGAAATGGAGGACCTTCCCGACTCGCGCGAGATCATGCTCTGCCTGCTCGACCAGTTCGACACCTACAAGGAAATGATCCAGGCGGTCAGCAAGAAAAACAACGTGCGCAACATCGCGGCCATCATGACCACAGTCCTAGCGATCGTGAAGGAATACCTTGCTAAAGAGAGCGAGACCCCATCGCAAACACAATAGTATCAACATGCTACAAAAGCGCGCCGTAGGTGCCCCGTAAGTGCATTATTGGACCCTCATAGATACAAATACCCATGCACAAAATTAGAATACAGTACGGTTTTATCGCGCAAACCCTTACGTATCAACATGCTACAGACGATGTTTTGGAACTCACACTATATTAAACTCCGTACTTAATATATTGCGCTTTTAAAAACCCTTCAGTACGTCAAAAACCATGCCAAACCAACGATGGAAAAAATTCATATGTTACGTAAGTGCCCGTAATTATTGTGCTTTTTACTTGACATGGTGTGGTCGTTTGATATGATATTCACATGAACTCCTTGAAATCATTAGCTTTTCACGACAATTCAAGCGGTTCATTCCACGCGGCGGCGGGTTCCATTCCCAAGTCCGTTAATCCTGTCGGCGGACAGGTTGATGCCGGGACAGCCGGCTATAGAAATCGGCAGACGGATGCGGACAGGCCTTCGGGTCATCCCTCCCAGGCAGTCACCGTACCCAGCGCGGTAAGACGGGCAGCTTCATAGCACCCGAAAGTCGGACTGGGGAGATAAAACCACGGGCGGGTTGAGGATCAGGGTCTTAACTCCCGTTCAACAGTAGAGCCCATGGTGCTGTTTTCATGCGGTAGTCTCCGGATGTGTGTCCGGGCTGAATGAGTCCGAAAGGACGAAACTACTAAAGGAGGTTCCACGATGCTTGATTTTCTGGTGAACAGGCTCGGCCGTTCTTGCATCCAGTGCGCAAAAACTCGATGTTCAGACTTCATGCTGGAAAAGTGGGGACCGGAGCTTAAGGACCCTGTCGGCGGCTCAACAAACCTCGCGGCCGCCTGCGCCAACTACAGGTACGACAGCAAAAGGGCCGCGATGAGGTTCGTCTTCGGCACCCAGGACGAGAAGTGGCACCTGGTCGGTGAGAAGGATCGGGATTACGTCCATGGCATCACCCAGGAAGAGATGGCCGCGATCGGCGAGGTCATGGCGAAGGACAAGTACTTAAGCGCAAGGAGGCTCATATGAAGTATCTCGGGAAGCAGGCGACAAAGGTGATGAACACACTCACAGAGCTTGCCAAAGATGGCCATGTGAAGGTTGACAACGGCAAGCCCGATTTCATGGCGGTGGTAGTGGAGCGGGTCCGAGAGGTTGAGTACGGTCCCGTCTACAGCGTAACCCATTATTATGAACAGAACGGCGACCTCATGTGCGATCCCGACGTGGAGTTTCTCAAGGTCGTCCATGTCTTCGAGAGGGTGGGCGCCAAGCCCGGCACCTTTTATTTCCCCCTCACCTTCCGTCAGGACAACCTGGGTATCGATCAGCAAGCGGTGATCTTCGAGACCGTGGACGGCAAGACAGTGACCAGGTGCAACCGCAAGACTCAGGCGGACCTCGTCACGTTCTGCAACCAGTGGATGCGCAACATCAAAAACCAGCAACGGATATGAGGAGGGTTTAATGGACAGGGTCAAGATACTCAACGTGCTTCAAAGCAGTAAAGTGGCCGAGGTGATCAACCGGGCAGGCGCGCTCTTCATCGAGCTGCCCGAACACCCCGAACAGCCGGTAAAGGTCTTCGACGATGAAGGCGTAAGGATAGGAGAGATCACCCTGGCACAGGCTTTCAAACTGTAGGAGGCAAAACGGTATGGGGACGAATGTGCTTTACATCAGGGACGCGGGCAAGACAAAGGAGATCAGGCACGATGAGCTGAAAGAGGGCATGCTCAATTGGCGGTCGGGACATCTTTTCAAGGTCACGAAGCTCACGAAATCGCCTGAATTCAACGAGTTCAAGCAACGCATAGAGATAATGATTCGTTTCACGGGTGTACTGGTGGACGAAAACGATGAACTTTACGGCACGAGATACAACGGAGCACGTTATGGTGCCTGGGATTGGTACCCGGCAATAATCAAAATTGAGGAGGGAGGACAGGATGAAGGTTAAGTTGGCACACGCCTCAAATCCTGATATCACGGGCGGTTATTGGAGCGGCAAGCCCGACATAGCAAGAAGCCGGTGGATTCAGGTCAAGGACTTTGAGGAAGCAGTCAAGATTTGCAGGGAATTCATCGATACCTATGGCCTCGGAGGCGGGAACTGGACGGGTGGACAACTCAAAGAAGGGAGCAAGGTAATTGGTACGGTGGGGTATAACGGCCGGATATGGAAATGTGCCAGCATGAAAGACTGGACGCCGGATACCGGAGAGATTCAACCTTGAAGGGGCAATCGAGAACTAAAGGAGGCGGAGTTATGAACGAAGGAGCACTTCTCCACTTTCGCGAACTGGCTAGGGCGCTCTCCGAGCGTCCGAAGGTCAGAGTCGAGATCACACTCAAGAACGAGCGGGTGCTCTCGGCTCTCTATGACCCGATGTTCAAGACCTTCACTATCGGGGGATTTACGTTCCCCGGTCATGAGCTTTCCACCTGGACAAAGCTCGGGTGGGGATCGGAGGTTTCAAGCATCATAGCCAAAACGTTCGACGATGAAACGAGTGAAAAGAAAAGCCCTGTGTTATCACAGGCGGAGAACTGAACCTGTCATGACGCGGGAACGCCATGAGCACAGGGCTAGGAACAGTATACCAAAAACCACATCAAAAAAGGAGAACAGCATGAAAACGATCGTGAAATTTGATGGACAGAAAGACACTATTCAGGGCGAATGTTCAGCCCGCGAGGCCATGGAGGTCCTGGGCCTCAATCCGAAGGACTGGAAAAGAACCGACAAGGTGGTTACCGAGAAAGCTGTCACATACACGCTTGAGCGGGTCCGCTCCCTTGCTCTTGTTCCCGTCGTGCATGGCGTTCCGGAGCCTGACGAACCGGTGATCGAGGAAGCCGTGATCGAGGAAGGTGCAACCGAGAAACTGGAAGTCGCAACGACGGCCGTCCCGGAGATTGCCGCGGGTCAGATCACCGTGGACCGTGAGGAACTCGAAGCCGTGCTGCAGGTGGTGTGTGATATCACCGCGAAGAAAGACCTCATGCCCGTTCTTGGAACGGTCAAGGTGGAGGCCTCGCCGGAAAACCTCGCGGTGACGGCAACGGACCTCGAGGTTTCCTACCTGGCAACAATCCCAGCCGTTCTCGAGAAGAACGACGCGACCGCGTTTCTGGTAGACGCCGGCATCCTCTACAAGGAAGTGAAGGCGTTGAACAAATCGATCGAGGACGTGGTGATCACCGTCAAAGGCGACTCCATACGTATCAATGACCGTTGTAACCTGCCAGCCACCTTAACGGACGACTTCCCCGGTATCGAAACCATCGACGGCGTGAAGGTTTCGATCAAGGACCTCAAGTCCGCTCTGGCGTGTGTACTCCCTGCGGTGAGCACTGATGAGGCTCGATACATCCTCACCGGCGTCTGTTTTGACCTTACCGCGGGGTGTCTCATCGGCACGGACGGTTTCCGGCTCCATCGGGCAACGGTTGAGAAGGCGGACATCAGCCAGTTCGTTGTTCCGAGAAGAGCGGCCGCAATCCTGGCAAAGTACGGGGCGGAAAACCTCACCGTGGCTGACGCTCGCATCTCCGCGTCGGTCGTGGGCGGTACGTTCACGTCACGGCTCATCCAGGGCGATTACCCCAATCACGCGGGCGTGTGGCCGGATACCGCTCAGTACAACAAGGTCCATTTCAAGGCGAAGGAATTTCTCGGTCTGCTCCCGGGCGTTCTTCCCGTATCGGACAGCGCAAAGATCGAGATGACCATAAACGGCCGCATCGACATCAAAGCCGAGAGTGCAACGGGCTCATACAATTGGTACGTGCCGGCTGACTCAACGCTTGTCGGGGAGACCAAAACGATCAGCATCAATTCACGGTACATCGTGGACGCGATCAGGGCATACGCCTCGTCCGAAGAGATCGAGATCGCCTTCCCTTCCGGGTATGCGGCGATCGTTCTCAACGAACAGGCACTTATCATGCCCATCAGACAGCAGTGAAACATGAAGGGCGGCCTCGAGCCGCCCTATTTAATCCCAAAAGGAGACACGCATGATTTACTCCATCGGTTACGCAAGAATAACACCGGAGGACTTGGAACGAACGCTCCGGGAACATAACATCAACCTTCTCATAGACATCCGCTCCACCCCCTATTCCAGAAAGCCCGCCTTTAACCGCAAGAGGTTGGAGCAGCAGTTCGGTCTGCAGGTCTATACCTGGAAGGGTGACATCCTCGGCGGTAAATTCGGTCCTGCTCAGGAAGTGGGTATCGACTTTCTCCGGAAGCTCGACAAGGAAGGAAAACATATCCTCATGTGCCTGGAAAACGACCCGCGCGACTGCCACCGTTATCAGGACATAGGTGTGCGTCTGCTCAAGCACGGGATCGACGTCGTTCATCTGCATGACGGCATCGCAGAAACGACATCACAAATACTCAACGGAGGTAATTAGTATGGAATTCCAGAATGTGCCAATAAAGAAGATCAAAGCGAACCCGCTGAATCCCCGTCAGACCTTCGAGGGCCCGGCCTTCGACGAACTGGTATCATCAATCCGAGCGAACGGAGTCCTCGAGCCCATCATCATCCGTCCGAAGGGAAAGGGCTTCCAGATAGTCGCGGGTGAGCGGCGTTTCCGCGCCTTCTCTCAGGTAGCGCAAGAAGACGGCGCCAGCCAAGAGATCCCCGCCATCATCCGCAAGCTCTCCGACGAAGAGGCCTTCGACATCATGACCATCGAGAACCTCCACAGGGAGGGATTGACGGAGGCGGAAGAGGCCTACAGCTTCAAGCAGTACGTAGACAAGAAAGGCAAGGGTGCCGTCGAAGAATTGGCCGAACGGTCCGGCATCAGCGCCCGGTATATCCGCCGGCGCGTAGATGTCCTAAAACTTCCCCAGAAGGTTGTTGAGGACTGGGAAAAAGGTGAAATAGCCTTCGGCGTCCTCGAGCAACTCCTCCGCCTGGACCCACAGGAAGTCGAAGAGTTCTACCGCAAAGCCAGGCAATATAACGGAACATCCGTTGACTACTTCAAGAGACAGATCGATAACAGGACAATCCCTCTCAAACAGGCACTTTTCAAGATAAAGGCCGCCGGTTGTGGTTCTTGCAACCGCAACACCGAAGTGCAGGGGTCCATCTTCGGGGATGATTTCATCGGGCAAGAAGCAAGTTGTCTCAATCCTTCCTGCTTCATCGAACACCAGCGCACGCACCTTACCGAGAACTGGTCTAAAACGTCCTACGCCAAGAAGAACAAAACGAACGATTTCCTTTTCAGCGAAGAAGTATCCTACGACACCTGGTCGCGGTTCTGGTCAAAGGAGAACCTGTTTCCGGACTGCGCCCCATGCGCCTCATTCGTTACCTTGCTTCGCTACGATGGCAAGGTTTACTGTGACATGGCCTGTTCGAACCTGCCTTGTCATAGGTCGAAATCAAGGACGAAAATCAGTGGTTCCGAAAATTCCAAGACGAAGGCCGACCACGGCACCATATTCAGAGAGGCGTTTTATAAGGAACGGGTACCGGAGGTCGCCAGGGCACAATATCAGCCAGAAGACGAGAAGATACTCCGCCTGAATCTCATCGCCCTGGTCCGGTCCAACGATGCAGTGAAACGCTGGTTTACGGAAACGGTCATGAAGACGAAGAGGTTCTATTACGAATCTGAATTTGAGCATGTCTGGCTCAAGGTCGAGAAGATGACCGCACCTGAACTCAGGGACGCCATTCGTGAGGCCTCGATCGTCGGTTACTTTCACCAGTATATGGGGTCACGAACCCGGCACCTGATAGCCTCGCACCTGGGAATAGACCTTGGCAGCGACTGGCTTCTTCATGAGGAATATCTCAAGAAGAAGACGATCAAAGAGATCATGCAGTTTGGAAACGACCTCGAAATCTTCGCCGTTGACAAGGCCGTCAATTACCTGGCCGACGTGCTCCACAAGAAAAGCGCGGGAAACTGTAAAAAGAGCGAGCTTATAGACCTTATCCTCAAATCCGGTGTCGACCTTACCGGGAAAGTGCCCGACGAGATCAAGGCCGTCGAACCTGTCAAGCCGGAACCTGAGGAAACCGAAGAGGAAGAATACCAAGAAGAAGAGGAAGAAGACCGTCAGGAGCAGGGAGGCGAAGCATGAGCACAACCAAATTACCCATTAAAGACATATTCCCCAACCCGAACCAACCGCGCAAGGACTTTGACCCGGTGAAGCTCGAAGAACTTTCCATGTCCATCAAGGAGTACGGGGTTCGCCAGCCGATCCTGGTCACGCCGCGCGGCAGCCGATACATGATCGTGGCCGGAGAGAGGCGTTACCGCGCTTCTCTCCTTGCGGGCCTCACAGAAATGCCCGCGGTGATAGATGAAATCAACGACGCCCTTGTTGAAGAGCTGGCCCTCCTCGAGAACATCCAGAGAGAGGATCTAAACGTCATTGAGATCGCCCTTGCCTACAAGAACCTCATGGACAGGGGATGGACGGCGGAGCAACTGGCACAGAAGATGGGTTTCAAGCAGATCTGGCGCATCGATGAAAAGATATGCCTTCTCAATCTCACCGACGAGAACAGGAAGCTCGTTATTGACGGCACGCTCAGCAACGCCCAGGCGCAGGAGATGGCCAGGGTCGACCCCGACAAGCAGGAACTCATCAGAAGAAGGATTATCTCCGGCGAGCTTTCTACGTACAACAAGCTCCGGGCCTTCGTGGATGGCCTGTTGATGCTCGAGAATCAGGACAACCTTTTCGTGCTCCAGACCATAACGGAAGAAGACAGACAGTCGATTGACAGCGTCAAGACCCTCCTGGGCACCATAGAGCGGCTCGTGTCTCAGACCTCGTTGGACGTGTTGAAGAAAGCGGCCTACCATTCGTCCATCACGCCGGAGCGTATCGACCTGATAATTAACCATCTTATGAAACTCAGAAAGGTGGCCCTCGCAGGCGAGGCGATGAAGACAGCCGCATCGGCCGCATAGGGAGGGTCTTGCATGCTCTTTGACCTTGACACAATTAAGAAACGCAAACAGGAGAAGCCAGAGCGCGGGATTGACGACATAGTACACGCGCTGACGGACCCTGTCGTCCTGCACCGTTCGCCCTGGGCGGACACTCTTCCTCAGTGGGTTCGCGGTCAAATCATTACGGAGCGACTTTGCGCGCTAATGACCGGCGAGCCCGGCTCGGCCACGGATGCGGAGGTCATGGCCTATATTTATTCGGCTTCCCTTGACGCACCTCTCGATCGGGACTGGTCCGAGATATATCTTTATGTCTGCACAAGAACCCTGGAGCGCACAGGAAAGGAGGTCCCGCCAGACATCCGGGTAGAGAGGCTTGACAGCTACAGAATGGGCCTTCTACGCGACCTTAAGCGTTCGATTTACAACAGCAGAGCAAAGCACCACCCGAAGGAGGTCAAGAAGGAAACGCCCAAGGCGGACCCGCCCACCGTTTCGGACACCATGCCACTTTTTGCACAGATTTGAGATAACCGGCCCCTCAATCGAGGGGCCTTTTTTTTGGCTGTTTTTTTCGCCCATACAAAATCATGTCAAGAACTTTAAGACCCGAGATTGACCCGAAATGCCCCCCCTTTTTGACCCGAGATTGACCCGGATTTGGTTTTTCATCGTTTTTCCCGTGCGATGATATCGCCATGATCAAAAGACACCACTCCGGACCATTGCGGGATCGTCTAAATGGCAGGACGCTTGCCTCTCAGGCAAGAAATACTGTGTTCGAGCCCAGTTCCCGCAGCCAATCAAGCAAGGAGGTGTTTCGTGGCCATTAAGACCACAGCAGAAAAGCTCGAATCCGTACAGACCGCCATCGCCGCCATTGAGAGCGGTGCACAGGGCGTCACGGTTAACGGAAGCAGCGTCACCTACGCCGATCTGAGCACCCTTTACGCCCGCGAGCAGGCCCTTCTCACTCAATACAGGACCGAGCAGGGCATCGGCGGCGGCCCCGTCTTTTCGAGAGGGTATAAGGCACGATGAACTCCATCGCCCGCAAACTTGAGATCTTCACGGCCGCCCGTAACGCGATGGCAATGGAGATCCTGGCGCAGCAACCAGCACACCCCGTCAAGCTGTACGGTCCCTCCGGCAATCTCATCACCCCTGATGCCTGGTATTCGTACAGAAAGCAAGCCGCCGGCCGCGACAAGTCGACTTACAGGAACTGGGCACCCCAGCGGCAGTTTTCCGCTACTCGCGAAGCGCAGGACAGGGAAACGATCGTCGCGCGGTCTGTGGATCTTACGAACAATGATCCCCACGCATCAGGTGTTGTCGACACCTTTGCCACCACTGTAGCGGGCTCAGGCCTTACCCCTATTCCCGCTCTCGATACCGATCTCCTCCCTTATGAGAAGGAGAAGGTCCGCGCGCTCCAGGTTGCCCAGCGCAACGTGTACCGTCGCTGGTATCCCTTCGCCGACGCGACGCGACGCCTCACTTTTGGCGCCATCCAGTACCTGTGCATTCGCAACCTCATAGAATACGGCGAATATCTCATCTTGCTCTATATGATCGAGGACCCTTTCCGGCCCTACCGCCTAGCCTGCCATGTGATCAATCCGCAACGGCTCAAGACGCCCGTGGACAAGATCAATGAGCCAAACATCCGCGATGGTATAGAGATCGGCCCCTATGGCGAGCCAGTCGCCTACTGGATAAAGCTCTCATCTCCCAACGGCATCTCAACCCTGCCGGACACGTCGGAAAACTTCCGCCGCATACCTGCCGCGGTCGGGCACAGGCTAAATGTCATCCATCGGTTTATCTCACGCGAGCCGGAGCAGATACGCGGCCTGCCGGCGTTCACGTCGGGAATGAAGTTCTTCCGCGACTTTACCGACTATCTCGAGACAGAACTATGGACGAACCTCATCGCCTCGGCGATCTCCATGTTCATCGAACTGCCGATGGGTACTGATCCCATGGGTGTGGCCGCCAACCTCGCGGCCCTCACGGAAGGTGGCGACAGGCCCGGTGCCGGCGCGCAAGCCCGCCAAATCAGGTACCAGGAATTTGAGGGCGGCACGATCATGTACGGCAACACCGGAGAGAAACCACACCTCCTTTCCCCGAACAGGCCTGGCACCACCTTTGACCCGTTCACGAAGGTCATCAAAAAGGGCATGGCCCTGGGTCTTAATCTCCCTTACGCCATCGCCTTCAAGGACACCGACGGAGTCAATTTCGCCGGTTTCCGGTCCGTTATGCTCGATGCATGGCGCGTTTTCATGATGTACCGCACATCCCTTGCTGAGGACACCTGTCAGAAGATATATACCATGCTTCAAGAAGAGGCCTATCTCAAGGGCGAGATCGATGCCAAGGAGTTCTACGAGTTCCGCGAAGCGATCACCCGGGCGGATTGGCGGGGAAGCCCAAAGGGCGACATCGAGCCCATCAAGGCCGCACAGGCCGACGCGCTTCTGATTCAGAACAACCTCAAGACCCGAGCCGATTCGATCGCGGAACGCGGCGGAGACCTCCGGGCAACCCTTGACCAGCTCCAGGAAGAACAGGAGATGATGAAGGAGCGCGGCCTTACGGAAGAGAAGATAGAACCCGCGAAGGCGGCAGAATGGGCAGAAAAAGAGAATGAGAATGACGACGACAAAAAGAAATCCGGCGAAGACACCGTCGACGACGAGAACAACGACGAGAACAACATGGAACAATCATGAGGTGCCCCCATGTACGAATTGATCGGTAAATTTATCAACGGCACGCCCTGGGCCATCACTGAGCAGATGCTCCATGAAATTGATCGCATCTATCTTGATCGCCTGGATGGAAAAAAGGCCGATATTCCGGCCATCGAGGCGTCACTCGGCAGGCCCCTCAACAATGACCGGCCGGCCGGGTTTGAAAATGTAAACGGCGTGGCCGTCATTGATGTGACCGGCATCATTTCGAAACGGATGAACCTTTTCATGCAGATCTCCGGAGGCGTGTCCATCGAGAAACTCACCGCCGACTTCAACGCTGCGCTTGAAGATCCGGCCGTCAAGTCTATCATCCTCAAGATTGATTCTCCTGGCGGTACCATAGACGGCGTTTTTGAACTGGCCGAGATTATCTATAATGCCCGCGACAAAAAACCGTCGATAGCCCTTGCGTACGGCACCATGGCGAGCGCGGCGTATCTCGTCGGCTCCGCCGCATCCCGGGTCTATGCCACCGATGTCGCCGCCGTTGTCGGTTCGATCGGCGTTGTCTACGCCCATCGCGATACCTCTGCCCAGGAGAAAGCCTCCGGTGTTGTAACCACCGAGATCTTTCGCGGGAAATACAAGAGGATCATATCCTCCGGGCCGTTGACCGATGAGGGCCGGATGAGCATCGAAGAAAAAGCCGACTACTACTATTCCCTTATGATCGACGCCATCGCGAGGTATCGTGGCGTTACATCCGAGAGAGTCCTCACGGACATGTCAACGGATGTCACCGACTACTTTATCGGCGAGCAGGCGCAGGCCGCCGGTCTCATCGACGGCATAGCAAATATTGACCAGGCTGTACAACTGGCGCTGTCGCAGGTTCAAACGCCGCAGGCCGGATATTATCTAAAATCTGGAGGGCAAACCTCCGGGAAGGAGCGTAGCATGAAAGATATCACCACAATCGAACAGCTCGCCGCCACGTACCCGGAACTTGTGACGGCGATACGTGAGCAGGCAGTGGCCGGTGTTGACCTGAAGGCTCCGGTAGAGGCAGCAGCACAAGCGGAAAGGACCCGCATCCTCGGCCTGATGGAAACCGTTTTCGGTGCCAAAGCAGGCGAGGAGTTCACCTCTATCGTCGCTACCGGCGTAACCGTGGAACAGCTCAAGGCGATCAGGGGGACCATGCCTGCCGGAGAGCAGGACAAAGAAACGACCCTCGTCACTCAGGAAAAGGGCAAGATGCTCGAAGCCATCACGGCCGCAGGCGCCGGACCCGTGGGCGGGGCCGACGGCAAGCAGGAGGACCAGAAGGGCTATATGGCACTGGTCAACGAATATGTAGCGACGCACAAGTGCTCCATGACGGCGGCTCTGCAGGCAATAACCAAGTTGCACCCGGAGAAGCACCGGGAATACATCAAAAAAGCAAACGAAGGGAGGTAAGGGACATGTACAACGAAGGAATTAAAACATTCTTGGCCGGTGAGGCCCTGGAAGCCCGCCGTCGGATCAAGATAAAATCGGGTACCACCACGACGCCTCCGGAGGTCGTTTACGCTGATGCAGGCGAAGACTATATAGGCATAACGGAATATGCCGTCGTCCTCGCCGACCTGGTCGCGTGTCGCCTCAATTCTTATCCGGGAACATTCGAGGTCGAATGCCTGGTCGACACCGCCATAAACAGGGGTACCGTTCTCTATGGTGCCAACGACGGCATGGTGTCCGATGCGGCCTCTGGTACCGCCCAGGGGATCGCCCTCGAGACAGGCGCGGACAACCAGCATATCGAAATGGCCCCCTGGAACGTAAAATCCACCACAGCGGCCACCGTCTCCGTTGCTGATTCCGGAAGCCTGATCACGGGTACAACCGTAGAGGCTGCCCTTGCCGAGATCATGCAGGGCATCAAGACTGCACAGCACACCATGGCCCCGAGTATAATCTGTCTCGAGGACGGGACCGCACTCGGGAAGTTCGCCGATGGCGAGACCGGTGTCGGATTGGCGCAACTTTCCAACAAAGACCTGGCAATCCGGTGGAACAACCAGGCGACCCCCGACGACATTATCATGCAGTTCGTCATGCCCCAGGATTTCAATGACGAGGCAGACGTGGTCCTGCACCTTATGGGAGCGATCGTCAAGGCCGGCGCCGACGAGGCCGACTCTCCTGTCATAACCGCCGAAGCGTACTTCTCCGAGGTCGGCGCGGATCCGGCTGCCGATACCGATTGCGGCGGTGATTCCGGGGAATTTCTTGCAACCGCCGACGCGGCCTACCAGGAGAAGACTCTCACGATTACCGCGGCCAATGCCCCTGCGGCACCTTGCGTGCTGACATGCGTGCTCCATCCCAAGGATGGTCAGCTCCCGGCCGATGACTTCGTCCTGCTGACGCCCTGGCTCGAAGTCACCAGAAAGTGCCTGACGGCGTAACGATGATGCCCGACGGTACCACAAAAAGAAGGAGGTAACACAAGATGAGATCATCGAATACACCGAGCATATACAGACCCGACCTCGGCGTCGTCGCCATGGAGTATCTGGAAGGCGAGGCGATGTCCAACATCGGGCTCCAGATCATGCCGCCCTTTGCGGTGGATGAACAATCCTCCGGTTTTCCCGTTATCCCGGCGAAGGCGCTCCTTGCTCTCGAGGACACCTCCAGAGCCCCGCGTGGCCAGTACAACCGGGGCGACTGGGAGCACGAAGAGGGCAAGTATGCCACGAGAGAGAACGGCTGGGAAGAACCCATAGACGACAGGGAACGCAAGCTTTTCGAGAGACGCGCACCCGGCCAGGGCGATTTCATCGCCACGAGAAGAGCTATGGGTATCATCGTGCGCAATCAGGAGCGGCGTATCGCAAGCAAGCTTTTCAACCCGTCTAACTTTACGCCCCATGCCGTGTCGAACGAATGGGACGACGCGTCCTCCGCCACTCCGATCGATGACGTGACAGTGGGCAAACTGGCGTTCCGCGAGCAGTGTGGCATGCTGCCCAACGCTTTGGTCATCAGCTATACAACTCTGGAGAGGCTCAGGAGGGTGGCACAGATCGTTGACCTGCTCAAATTCACCTTCCCCGGCATCGACATCAACAGCGTCGGAGCCGTCGAGGTGGCGCGAATCTTCAACGTTCCCAGGGTGCTTGTTGGCGGGGGCATCTATGACTCGAAGGGCAAGGGCCTCTCCGTAAACATTACCGACATCTGGGACAACGAGTACGCGGCCTTGGTCCGCATCGCTACGGAGAGGGTCGATCTTCTCGAACCTTGCGTTGGCCGCACCTTCATCTGGACCGAAGATTCGGCGGCAGAGCCTATCGTCGAGCAGTATCGCGATGAGTCCAGGAGGAGCGATATCTTCCGCGTGCGCCACGACAGCGACGAGTGCCTCCTGAAATCCTATGATGAGAACGGCAATGTCGTGAGCGACATCTCGGCAAAGTGCGTCTACCTGTTCAGCAATATCACGACGAAATAGAAACAGTCGGGAAGGGCCGGGCTTCAAACCCGGCCCTACTTCGCCACGTGGCTCAGTGATCAACGAATTCCGACGGAGGGACGGGGGATGGCAAACGATAGGTTCATAACGGTCACAGAAAAAGACTGGGAAAAGGCAAGCCCCGAGCAACGCCACTGGATGGTGCTCAACACGCTAAAGAGCATGGACGAGCGTTTGAGAACGCTCGAGAAATGGCTCTTTCTCAAGACGCTGTGTCTTTTTGCTGGTAGCGTGGTCGGAGGGGCGGTCATGATACTCATCCTTGTCACTCTCAAGGTCAAGGTATTCTAAGGAGGTTTTTTTATGTTACAGATCCCGTGCATCGGTAACGTGAAGAAGTATTTCCTGCGGCTCGGCCTGCCGCTCCTGGCGGTTTTCGCCCTCATGTTCGCACTCAAACCGGGTGACTTTCCCCTGCTCCTCTACAAGACGTGTCAGATCGTCGTCGGCATCATAGTCGTTGAGGTGCTCTGGGTGATTGCATATAAACCGATCTTCGGACCGATCGAGAGGATGGAATCATATGAAAGGCGCAGTGTCCTTATTTTCCGTGGCCTGCTTTATATCGCTGTTATCCTGGGCATTGCCTGGGGACTGTGAAACAACGGCCGACCGTTGCCTGAAATACCGCTCCCAGGTGATCCGGGAAGCGAGATATCGGTTCGGTCTGCACGCCGAATGGTGGCTTTTCCTGGGTCAGCTCAAGCAGGAAAGCGGGTGCAGGCGGACAGTCACCGCGTTCGATCAGGGACGGGGTCTCGCACAGTTCATGGACGCGACGGCGGAGTGGTTGCATAGCCGCGAAACCGCACTGCAGGAGATATCCGAAAGGCCGTCGCCCTACGATACCACATGGTCGATCAGGGCCCTCATAATCTATGACGAGTATCTGTATGGAGCCGTTATCTGTGAGGGCTGGTATTACGCGCTCAGGGCCTACAACGGCGGTGCCGGTTTGCTCAATCGGGAGATCCGCCGCGCGGGATCCTGTGAAACCTCTCTCGTTGAGCAGCAATGCGCCCGCAAAAAGCGCCGCTTGAAAAGCGGGAAGATTCTCGACTTCTGTCAGGTCAATATCCGATACCCGCACGACGTGATACGGAAGGGAGAAGGGTACAGAAAATGAACTCAATCGCGCTCAAGGTGTTCCGGGTAGCATGGCCCTACCTGGTCGCGGCAATCATAGGCGCCGCCCTTGCCGGATGGGTCCAGCAGGTCAGAATCAACGGAGTCAAAGCGACCCTCGCGGTAAGGGAGGGGGAACTCAAGACCTGCAAGGGTGCCAACGAGACGAACGTGGCCGCCATATCGAGCCTCACGTCGGAGCGTGACAACGCCGTCAAAAGCTGCGACGCGCGAATCAAGCTCAAAGAAAAGACCATGTCGAAAATACGCAGGATCGACAGTTTAAAACCGGGGGTGACAGGAAATGAGACAAATAGTAACTCTGGCGGGAGCAGTTCTGCTGATCCTATTCTGGATGGTCTTAACGGGATGTTCGGGCTCGAGCGGTCAGATAGTAAGGAGTGAATACATAAAACAGCAGATCCCGGAACCTCCTTCCCCTCCGGAGTACTATCCGGTAGGTTTCACCGTAAAAGACGGCTTCTACTGTTTTGATTCTGTTGACAGCGCAAAAGGGTTCCTCAAGAACCGCGAGCTTGACAAGGGCTACCAGGAAGAATGCCAAAGCATTCTCACGAACCTCAAGGAGGGCAGCAAGTGACCATCTTCGACGACGCCCTGAGGACCGGTTTCAACATAATAAACGACGCTGCAGGGAGCGTCGTCACATTTAGGGGCGTTCAGGTCAGGGGTGATTTCGGGCGCGGCTGGGTGACGATAGGCGACGTGCAGACGTACCGAAGGCGCTTTGAGTGCATGGCCGCCGATGTCGCCGGGGTTTCCATAAGAGACCGATCGGCGTCCCCCACAGCCGACGACACCCTGACCGTGAACGGCGTCGAACACGCCATTATCGAGATCCAGCCGGACGGCAACGGATCGGTGATACTGGTCCTATCGAGGGATTGACATGGACTCTAAACGGCAGCTCATATGCCAGAAAATTGATGCAAGGTTTAAAACGATCCTCATCGCCAACGGCTACAACACCGACCTGGGAAACCACGTCTTCGAGTGGCGGGGCAACCCCATAGACGAGAACGAACTCCCGGCCCTCAACTGGCGCGATGTTTCCGAAGACGATTCAAACGCCAGCACCGGCACCATCGGGTATCACAATCACGTCCTTACGATGGAATTCAAGGTGGCGACGGCGAAGGGCAAGACCACCGCCCAGCAGATCCGGGCGCTCCTGGCCGACATCATCAAGGCGATCGGGGTCGACCAGACCTGGGGCAGGCTCGCCACCCGGACGGATCCCGTCAGCAACGAGATGCAAGTGGAAGAGGTGGAGACAATTATCGGGGGAGTAACGATAACCCTCAACATAACGTACCAGACAATGAAGTGGAATCCCTACGAATAGGAGGCAGTCATGCAGGCACAAGGCTCTGAGGCAAGAATCACGGTTTTTACAGAAAGCATTTTCAAGCAATCCCCGGAACTCGTCATCGAGGACTGCGAAGCGGCCTGGGACGAGCACACCAACGTGAACGTGACCAATACCGCTGATGCGGCGATCTTCAAGGTGGGTACCCATTCGGCAAAGATAGCCGTGGCCCTTGCCGCGGGCGCCGATGAGCTCCTGAGCACGAACAATTTCGCGGCCAAGAACCTCTCGGCATATACGCACGTCGGGATCTGGCTCCGCTCCGACGTCGCCCTCGAGGCCGGTGATATGCAGCTGCTCCTGGACGAAACGGCCGAATGCGCAAGTCCTCTCGAGACGCTCAACATCCCGGCGACACCGGCCAATATCTGGACCTTCCACAAGATGGCCCTGGCAAACCCCGCGCTCTTGACGGCTGTCATCAGTGCCGGCATCAAGCAGCACGTCGACAAGGGCGCCGTGAACCTGTGGATCGATGACGTGCGGGCCCTGTCTTCCCAGGGGAAGATCATCCCATTGGTGTCCGAGGGCGTCGTCATGGACAGGCCCCTGCAGAGTTCCAAAACGCTCCGGTCGAACCGGAACCCTGTGGAGCCGGTCAGGGGTAACAAGTCGATTGGCGGACCTCTCAACTGCGAGCTTAACGCCTACATCGAGCGTCTGCTACTTTATGCCTTCGGCAATTGCTCCACGGTCCCGGGATCCGGTATCTACACCCACACCTTCACCATCGGAAGCCTTCCCTCTTTCGGCTATGAGAAGGCCTTCCAGGATATCGGTAAGTATTTCCTTTACAACGGATGCAAGTTCTCGAAGATGGACGTCGACTGCCCCCAGGAGGGTTTTATCTCCCTCAACTTCGATATCATGGGGGCAAAGGAAACCCCCAGGGACGTTCCTTTCGATGATGACGCGCTTGTCGATCCCTTCAGCCCCTTTGATGCCTTCGGAGCCCAGATCACGCAGGGCGTGACCATTCTCGCCGATGTGACGGCGATAAGCTTCTCGCTCGATAACGGCCTCGACGGCGGCAACTATGCCATAGACAGATCGAACCCCGGCGAGAGGGTGTCACTGCCTGCCAGGAAGGTCGCGGTTAAGGGCACGATGACGACCTTTTTTCAAGATGTGCTGCTCTACAACCTTGCCCTTGCGAATACGACGATATCAATCGAAGTCGACTTCCAGCGGGGTACCGGCGCCGGGTCCCTGGGCAACGAAAAATTAACCTTCATCATGGATGAAGTGAAGCTCCAGCCCAAGTCCCCGGCGATAAGCGGTGATGAAGGCATCAAAGTAGAACTGGCCTTTGAAGCATTCTACGGCAGCGCATCGGCCGCAAGTGCCTTAAGGGTGATACTTGTCAATACCCAGGCAACGGTTTAACGAGTCAAGGGAGGAAAATCAATGCTCGTCATGAGGAACGAAGGTACGCCCCGCGAGGGCGAATGGATGGAGATAGAGATCTGGGGGACAACCATACGGGTCAAAGTACGGCCCAAAACCCCGAAAATAGAGGACGCGATCAGGGCCAGGTTCAAGGGAATGAAAGAGGGCAAGGCGAAAGCAGAGGCGATCCTCGAGGCGATGTACGATCACCTCGTTGAGGACATTGAAGGCCTGGGAGAAGAGGCCGCCGACGGTTCGGTATCCCATGTGGAGATAAACCTCGACAGCAAGAAGAAACTCCTTCATATGCCGGTTCCCTCCGGAGAGGAAGCCATACTTGTCAGGGTCGTCAACAAGGCGAATGAACTGGGATTCCAGGTCGTCGAAGAACAGCAAAAAAACTCATAGACGCCGTAGCCTGGGCCTACGGCAAAGACAAAAAGGGGTACTGCGACACATGCAAGGCCGTAGCGAAGAAGAGAAAGAAAGTGCTCAACTGCGAGGAGTGTTCGAAGGCGCCCCCGCAGTTGCTTCCGGAGAACGACCCGGTATACTCGTGTCTTCGCCTGTGTTCAACGCAACTACGGGTGGCATTCGCCGGAGCCTATGGACTCGACTGGAACACGGTCGCGCGAGTGGCTGACGATATGGGGATCCCGACGGACGAACTATTCTGGAATCAGGTCCGAATCTGCGAGGGCATCATTATAGACAGTCTCCCTAAAGGAAAAGGCAATGGCCGACAGCGACGTTAAACTCATCATATCAGCAGACGGAACGCGGGCGATAAAGGTAAGCCAGGAGATCACCAACGCTTACAAGACACTCGCCACGACGTCGATCGCGGAGATCAACAAGAAGAAGTCGGAGATCACCGCCGCCTATGAAACGATAAAGAAATCCGGTGTGGCCTCCGCCAAGGAGATCGAGAGAGCAGAAAAGGCAAAGAACGCCGCGATCACCAGGGCCAACAACGACCTGCTCGGCAAGCACACGGGCATGCTGTCGAAACTCGGCTCCGGGTTTTCCTCATTCGGCTCTGCCCTCGCGGGACTCGGCGCCGGCATTTCTATCGCTGGTATCTACAAACTCATACGAGGGACCACAGAGGCAGCGGAGAGCATGGAGCTGCTGATGCAGAAGACAGGCGCCTCCTATGAGACGCTCAAGGTCTTCGGCTACATGGCAAAGCTCACCGGCATGGACATGGAGGGCGTGTCAAAGAGCATGGGCATCCTCGCAAAGAACATGCAGGGCGCAGCGGTCGACATGGGCGGGGCAAGTAAGTCCCTGGCCGCCCTTGGCATCTCAGTCAAGGATTCTTCGGGGCGCCTGAAATCTATGGACCAGATCATCCCGGAGATCGCGGACAAGTTCCAGAAGATGGCGGACGGCACGGGCAAAACGGCCTATGCCATGGCCATATTTGGCAAGTCAGGTAAGGACATGATCCCTATACTTAACCAGGGATCGGAAGGTATCCGCGAGACACGGGAAGAGATGGAGAAGCTCGGTTTCAGATTCGATGAAGTGAGCATGAAACAGGCCGCCGCGCTTAACGAGAGCTTCGAGAAGCTCGATATGGTATTCGGGAACGTGGCCTCCCGGGTCGCCATGCAGGTGGTCCCCGGGCTTCTCAACATGTCTGAGGTGTTCATCGAGAATATCAAGGACGGCGGCGCCCTTGCGCCTGTTATAGATTCCCTGGGATTTGCCCTCAAGGGCCTCGTAGCGGTAGGCGTAGGCGTGGTAGCCAGCTTTGATCTTGTGGGCACCGCCATAGGGCAGGCAGCGGCAAAATACGGCAAATACGCCTTGCTTATGGCGACTCCGATAACTGCCCCGGTGGGTATCTATAAAATCATCAAAGAAATACAGAACCCCGCGGGCGTCGATATTCTCGGCGGCCTCAAGGCAAAGGCCGAAGGCTACGGCGCCATGATCCAGGGACTCATGAACAAGGACTATGTCGGCAAATCCCCGAGAAAGAAGACGACTCCCTACGACGCCCCGTTGCTTGCAGGGAAGGACGAAAAGGATAAATACGCCGAAACCCTTAGAGCGATTACCGATGAGACGACGGCATGGATGAACAGGGTCGCCGAGATGAATCCGCAACTGGAGAAGCAGGACAGCGAGATTCTGAAATTGACGAACGACGCGGAGACGCTCATCAAGAAGATACAGGACCAGGCCGACAAGGCGGGTATCGACACCGCCCCGTTCATCGCAAAGGTCAGGGCCGGGCTCGCGCAGGGCATAGAGTACGCCACCGAGAAGGAGATGAAGAAGCTCTACGAGGATTATCAAAAGCTCCTCTCCGACGAGATCGACTACGGCAGGACCGAAAACGAACGTTACGCGAACCAGGTGATCCACAAGGAAGAGGAAAAGATAGACAAGCTCGCGGAGATCTGGGCCAGGGGAGCGATCACCGAGGAGGAGTTCCGGGAACTCGAGGTGAAGATCCACGCCAACGCCGCCGCCGCGATCCTGGACAAGGAAACGGAGAACGCGAAGAAGATCGCCGACATCAACTATAACCTTATCCAGAATATCTCCGGCATGCAGACCTGGGCGCACAAGCTCAGGCTCGAGCAGATAGAGGCGCAGGGAGCGGCCTACCTGAAGGATGGCGCAGACCCCCGGGCGGTCGAAGCGTGGAAGGCCGACCAGAGGCTCCGCGCGAATATCGTCAAGGGTATCAAGGGCAACGACTTCACGGAGGGCTACAAGGCCCAGCTCGAACAATACAAGCTCGACATGAAAACGGCCGGGGAGTATGGCGCCCAGGTCTTCCAGGCGCAGGGGGACGCCATAAAGGACTCCCTCGGCGGCGCCCTCAAAGATTTGCGAAAGGGGGAACTCAAGGACTTTACCGAGTATTTCAAGAATTTCGGTGACAAGCTCCTTACGGTCTGGGAGGACATGCTCGCCGAGATGCTCGCAAACTGGATAATGACGGGCAACGCGATGAAGACGGCGGGCATGGGAGGGGGCTCCGAATCCTCCGGAGGCCTCATGAGCCTCTTTGGGGGGATCGCGGGACTCTTTGGCCTCGGGGGCGGCGTCACGGGTACCGGTGCCTCCGTTGCCGGCTACTCGACAGGCTTCGGGGATTGGACAGCCGGATTGGGCTTTCACGGCGGCGGCATCCCCGGCGTTGATGCTCCTTTGTTCACCCGGCCCGTGGACCCGTCCATCTTCTTCAATGCCCCGCGCTACCACACCGGCATCGGTCCCGGTGAGCGAGCGGCTATCATCACAGACGAAGAAGGCGTTTTTACGCCAGGCCAGATGAAGGCTCTCGGCGCGCACATGGGAAACACGTACCAGATTAATGTCCCCGTAAACGTCGACGGTGATCCCCGCCTGGCTAACAGGATCAGGATCGCCGTGGAAGAGGCGGTGCAGAGGGAGCTGGGGAGGGCGACCTGATGGCGATGGTTCTTGGCGGCTACACGTTCCCCGTCAATCCCAGCAGCATCGACGGGATGTTCACGAAGGTACGCAGCACGGCCTATATGCAGACCTACTCGAGCTGCGTCTTCTTCTCCTGGGGCGTCTTCATTGCCGGCAAGACGATCCCGCTGGATTGGGACTACATGCCCCGCACCATGTTCGATGCCCTGCAGGCCCTCCTCGAGTCCGATGATACGTTGGGCTTCGATCCCGATCTCGAGAACGGCAAGACATATACCGTCGAGATCCTGAGCCTCAATGGAAAATACTACCAGACCCAGGGCAACACCATCGACACCGAGGTGGCCTACCGCAAGGATGTCAAGCTCGAACTGCTCATCATGTCGGAGGTGACGTGATGAGCCTGGTCCTTGATCCGGCACTGGCCGCACGCATGTCCGAGCAGAGCCGTCATCCCCTGGTGGAGATCATCTCGCAGGAGACCGTCGCGAGCATCCCCTTTGACGGTTCGTTGATGGGCTCGGTTCTCAATGAACAGTTCCCGAACTGCATTCTCCATTCCACGGGCAGGATCTGCTACATCAGCAGTCATGGCACTACAAACCCCTATTATCTCAGGTATCGCTACAGCGACGCCCAGAAGACGGAGTTCAACGTTGTGGACATAGGGATCGAGGGTTTCGCCCGTGACGCCTCGATAACCGAAATGCCCAATGGAAACATAGGCATCGTGTACCGCATAACCGGGTCCCTTCGCTACAGGGTAATCAACGTATCCGGGGGCGCCCTGGCCGCCGGGACCATTGCCACGTTTTCCGATGCCTCCAATCAATACAGCGGACCCTTTGTCATCAGGATGCCCGATAACTCGTACCTGATGGTCTACACGAAATGGACGAGCGGCCCGACATACACGGTGCAGAAAAGGACGTCCCCCGACTTCATCACCTGGTCAGCCGAAATGCAGATCACCCTCGCAGGCCTCGCCGATGCCAACAGGAAGGCGAACCCCTATATCCTCAAGCTCGCGGGGTCTACAGAGCTGTGGCTTCTCTTTGGCTATACCGAGATGGTCGATGTAACCGGTCTGGAACTGTCGAACATCTACTGCTCAGCGAGCACCGATTCCGGCGCAACCTGGAGTACCCCGACAAAGCTAACGAGCTATACCGAGTACAAGCAGGTCGCCATGCACCCCGTTGCCGCCCAGAAGACCAGCGTGTCGATGCACCTCGTCTATGACGAATACATCGGCTGCCTGCATATGGGTACGTCCACCCTCAACTGGGGGACGCTCGGCAACGTCAGGAATATTCATTTTGACGAAGTGAACAGAAAATTGTATGCCGTGAACGCGATCGGCACTGTGCCGGCAAACGTGATTGTTGTGGATCCGGACAGCTGGGAGGTCATAAAGAAGTACGACGAGGCCTCGAGCCCTCACTTCCCGGTAGGTAGGCATGTGTCAGAAACCTACGGCCTTAACCATATGGGCGCTGGACAATACCAGCAGCTCGTTGGAAACGCCGCCGACCTTTTCAATGTCTGCCAGTGCATATCGATCCTCAACGGTGAAAGCGATACGATCCAGACCATCTATTTCCACCCGAATGACCCGTCCTGCAATGTGACAGGATTGAGCTTTGAGGGGTCAAGCGCTCTCCCTACACACAGTGTTTGTACCTCCACGTTTATCGATGCGGCGAATCATAGGATATGGTGCATCTTTGAGGTGGGTGGAGGGTCAGCATACACGACGCTCATCATCATTGGATATTTTTCCTTGCTCAGCGGGTCATCCTATGCCTTTACCGAGGTGGTCAGGGACTTATATGCCGGCGGCTGGCCCTCAGGGGAAGGCTTTAATTTACACAACGGCATGATCAAAATTTATGCGTCACAGGATACGATCCTCGTGAACTATCCCGCCGCTGCGGGCGGCTACGGAGCGGTCAAGTTGTACAATATCTCGTCGGGCGGCTGCTGGAAGACATTTAAAGACACGGTTCAGACCGATTTTCCACATGCGGGTTTGACGGATGCCTGCATGGTGGGCGGGGTCGTCTATGGCTGTTCGGCAAATGAGGACCCGGGATACCTGTACAAGATCAACGTCGCGTCCGAACTGGTGCAGAAAGAGCCGCTCTCAAACGGATTTGGAGTGGCCGCTCTCGGGGCATATGGAACCGTCGCCATTGATAATCATCGATTGATGATAGGCACCTCCGGCAAGGGAATTGCGATATTTGACATTGCGACAAACGCTTGGACTCTCTATAACGCAATTAACGTCCCGGGCATCTTCGATATTGGGTTTGATGCGTATGTGTGCCGCTATGACCTCGAGGAAGACATGATCTACTTCGGGTCGACGGATCCGATCGAGCCTCACAATCTTCGTGGCATCACCGCCTTTTCCGTTTATGGCGTCATGAAGCAATCTCAGTACAGGATCGGGACTTATGCGGGCGGCGTATGGACGTGGGGAACGGCAGACAATCTCGTTAAAGGTTATCAGGACTATGAAGCCGCATGCCTGGTTGATCCCGCCGAGTCCGCCCTCTATGCGTTCTGGACCCAGCAGAACAGCACCAGGCTGTCGGCAATGTGGGACAAGGAAGGTGTCGAACTCAACCTGGACGCCTACCTCACGCTGGACACCGATATCGTCTACAGGCGGTCCGTCGACGGCTCTCCCGCGAGTCTTTCCTTTGAAGTCTCCCATGGCCATCTCTTCGATGTCCACAACCGCAACAGCCTTCTTTGCCCCTACCTCGCAAAGGGGCGACGGCTTCGGCTGCGTTTCGGGGAGAGGATCTCCGGTTCCGACTACTGGCAGCCGATGGGGTCCTTCCTTGTCACCGGCCAGAAGGTTCGCTATGGCAGGGACGAGTATCCGGTGATGCAGATAACCGCACAGGACAAGAGCCAGTACTGGATCGATCAGGAGGTGGCGGCCACCACCCCCTTTGACGGCAAGTACCCCGAAGAGATAGTGCGGGATCTTCTTATCGCCAATGCGGACATGGCGGAAGAGGACATCATCCTCGGCGCATGGGCCGGCAGGACGCCGCTCACCCACCAGTGGATAGAATCCGACCTCAAGACCATTCTCGAGGAGGTCCTTAACCGCTACGGGTACTATCTCCGGATCGACTGCAACGATGACGCCGTCGCCCGCAGAATCAGCGACAGCAATCCCCTCAGCACCGTCTATCCCGACACGACAAAGATCATCAATTTCAGCCCCGACGATTCTTATTCCTCGACGGTCAACAGGGTGATAGTGACGGGCACGGAACGCACGGAGATCGAGGTCTTGTACCCGGAAGAGAGGATAGCGGGCCTTAACGGCCAGGTGGCCTACAACACCGGTTCCGAGGACCATGTCATCTGGTACAGCGACGATCAGTCCCGCAAGTGCCGCTATCCCAGGCTTGTGGTGATCAAGACGTCTACGTCGATCGGCTTTGAGCTCTCCGGAGAAATATCTGAGCAACTCCTCGACGTGGACCCTGGCGAGAGGTACTGCATCGTCAACATCGATGCCCCCGACCTCACGGAGGAATTGATCATCTCGCTCGCGGCCCTGGTGGGGAGCTATTTCATGCCCGATATGGTGCAGGTATTTGGCTTCGGCTCGAGCACGGGAATCACAATTCGTCTTGGCTCGTACCTGACTGCATTGTTCACCTGGACCACCATGATGATCCTCGGGGCGACAGGCAGCTACGATTACGAGATATGGGCATGTCCGGTAGGCAAGGTGAAGCGCACCGTCCAGGGAGAAGCCAACGATGCGGTGCACCAGGCACAGGTAAGGAAGGTAATCACCAAAACGATACAGGATGTACTCTGCTACTCTGCGTCGGATTGTCAGGCGGTGGCAGATCAGGAACTAAAGGTCGCGCGGTTCCAGAGAAACAGGTGCAGCTTCGAAATGGTGGCAGACCTGAGAAACGAAGACGGAGACACCATACAGATCCTTCATCCCTATTCAAAGCAGCCCCTCAACATCTTTGTCGCGGAGCTGGAAAGGGTCATGAAGAAGTCCGACGCGCGAGGTGACGGGTACTTTCTCGACCGGGTCGAAGGATGGGTGCTTTCATGAGGCTCTACGGCAAGCGCTATCTTCTGCGAAAGATGGAAAAAGAGGCAGAGAAGCGGGTTGAGTCAAGGGACGCCGTTCTCTGGGACGTCAATCTGGCAAACAGCACCTGTCGGGTGAAGATCCAGGGCAGCAACGAGCTTGTCACGGCCCATTACCCCCAGAACTGGCAGACCATCCCGGCATGGCTCAAACCGGGAAATGCCGTCAGGATCATTCACAAGGGCGGAGTCCACGGGTATATCGAAGTCGCCGGACACGGACAGGCGATACCTTCGACAAGCAGCGGAGCCCCCGTACTACCGGAGAACCCCGTCGCGGATAACGCGGTCATCGATGGCTGTAACCTCATCGCGACGGAATCTCCCTCGATGGTCGTCCTGGCCAGGGTCGGAACCCTCAGGTTCGGGGGTGTCAACTATTCCCTGGGTCCGATAACCATGGGAGCGGCCGCCTATGTAATGGGGATGGGCGGCAAGATGGGCCAGATCGCGGCGGCGGTCCCGATAACAGCGGCCCCGGCTGTAGGGAATTTTCGGATCGATCTCGCGGCGATCGGCGTCAATATGATCGTGGATTATGTCCAGGGCATAGCATCGGCAAGCCCTGTCCGACCTGACACGCCGGCGGATCACCTCTGCCTTGGCACGGTCCTCGTTCCGGGCGGGGCGACCTCAATCACCCAGGCGAACATCAACGTCCCCTACGTGGCGCCGGCAGCCAGGTCGGCTGCAATGACCATCGCAGATGACGAGCTGGCATGGACAGAGCCGAGCACGACCATCACGATTGAGGTCTTCGATCAATACGGCCACCCCGTCGCCAAGGGAGATGCCGGCGGCTGGTACGTCACGCTCGAATTCCTCTCCGGCAACGGTACGGTGTCCAGCGTCGAGGAGGGCAGCAGCACGACGAAGATCGGCCAGCACGCGGGCGCCGGCGGAACGTCGGTGCAGTTCACCTACACGAGAAACCTCGCCGATCCTGGTGACATCAGCCCGATGCTCAAGGCGACGGTGAGCGGAACGTCGCTCCTGGCCAACGGGTACGTGACGCTCTTAAACGCCTCGGGCGGGCAAATGTGGTCATAAGGGAGGCCATCAGTGCATAACTATCATTCGCCATATGTTGACCAAAACACGAGATACGTAGCGGTGGACCTCAACCCTCCACTGTCGGGACTGGACAAAGCGCTGACATACCTGAAGAACGTCATGGTCGGATGCGACGGGGCAGTCACCTATGATTCATCCACCGGCAAACTCACGTGGGCCGGTGTAATCCATATCTATTTTAACCGTGAAGACGGCCTGGCGACGCACAACAGCATCGCGGCAGGGGACATAACGCTTTCAGACGGCAAGTTCGCGTATGTAACCTTGTCCGAGGTGAACAACGCCGTCCTCACCGTGGGCAGCGCAACGGTTTCACCGGGCGCGGCGAGCAACTTCCTTGCCTACAATATCCTCGTTCTGGGTTTTCGCAATACGGCGGACGATAGGTTCTACGGGTCGCTCTGGCCCCTGGTCCTTCGCTCCGTATACATCGAGAAAGCCCTCCTGAGCGCCGGCTCCGTCGTCGGACAGAGGTCCTCCGGGGGCGTCGTCGCGATATCCTTTTCCGACCTCAAGACCGATCTGGGACTGTCTTCCTCCGACTCCCCGAAGTTTACCGGTGTCGGAGTGGCCGGCACGACAGGCGGGTATATCCGCAAGAGAGCGGAAGCCACCGCCGATATCACAGCCTCCGCGTCGGTCGCTATAACCCTCAGCATCCCCTCCGGAACAAGACTCCTGGGCGTTCAGTTCCGGGTTGACGCGGCCCTCGCGACAGGGGAACTCTGGGACGCGGCATATTCCGGCGGGTCCACAACGAGCCTGGCTTCCGCCTCGGCGGTGGCCCAGAATACGAAGGTGAACAAGATGCACGCGGCGGAGATCTCCACAGACACCGTGAATATCGCGATTACAAAGAACGGCGGCGGCAGTTTCACGGCCCAGGGTACCATCCGTGCAATAGCGTACTACGAGACTTTCGAAGCAATGGCCGACGCCTAAGGGGAACACATGGGGAACAACTTCCACGATCCGTGGTCCGACGATATAACAAAGTGGAAGGCCGAGGAGATGAACCGCCCGTTGTCCTATCTGGACAGGGGCATCACCTTCCTGAAGAACAACACGATCGCCTGCGACGGCGATGTGGCCTACAATCCCTCGACGGGAGGCCTTTCCTGGTCCGGGACGATACACCTCTATTTCAACAACACGAACGGGCTGGCGACCCACAACAACATTCCAGCGGGAAGCGTGACGCTCCTCGACAACGAGTTTGCCTTTGTCACCCTGTCGGAAACCAACGACGCCACGTTGACGGTAAGCAAGGCAGCGATCGCCACCGGCTCCGCGAGCAACTTCCTCACCTATAACCTGGTTGTTCTCGGGTACCGGAATACGGCGGATGACAATTTCTACGGAGCGCTGTGGGGCCTGATACTAAGGAGCGCATGCGTCGCCAAGACCCTCTTTGATGCCTATACGATCCTGGCCGCGAACGCGGACAATACGCCTTTACCCATGACGATCGGCGAGCAGCAGGTCTTGGGAAGGCTCGCATCGGGCGGGATCAAGGGGCTCTCGTCCGCAGAGCTGGCCACGCTGATAGGATACGACCTTGTGCCGGCACCGGCCAGCGACCATGTAATTTCGGGACAGAAGGTCCCCTTGACGGCCGCCGCCGCGGTCGCCTTCGGAGACGTCGGCAGAATCGATTCAACAGGAAAGATAGCCCTGGCGAAAGCGGATCTCGTTGACCACGCATGGGGGCTCTTTATGTGCGCCGACGAATCGATCGCGCAGGACGCTACCGGCAATTGGCTCACCCCGGGCGGAATCGCGCGAGACGATTCCTGGGACTGGGTGGTAGGCAATCCCATATATCTGTCGCTCACCGGGACCACGGGCAATACCCTGACCCAAACGCGGCCATCGGCATCGAATAATGTTATTCAGATCATCGGGATCGCGACCCACGCGGACCGTATGTTTTTCTATCCTCAGCTGGTGCAGGTGGAGCACGTATAATGGCTACCTTCTATCTTGATTTTGTAAATGGCGATGACAGTAACGACGGAAGCAACTGGGCGCTCGCCTGGAAGACGATGACCTCCGGAGCGCTGGCCTCGCGAATCGCTGCAGGCGATATCATCAAGATCGCAAAAAGCCCTGATCCGGTAGCGGTCGGTAATGCAAAATGGACATGTGGGCCCTATTCCACAACCACGCAAACCCCCACGTCTTCGACGAATGCGTCTCCTATAGTGATCGCGAAGAACGGTCATGGTTATGTAGACGGAGACATTCTGTTCATCCGGGATCATACAGTCAACACGGCAGCAAACGGAGTCTGGCAAGTGGAGCTGTCCTCCGCCAACACCTTCGCCCTTAAGGGATCGGTCGGCAATGGTACCGGCGGCGCAACCGGCTCGATGATGAAAATCAATGCGAAGGCGGTCATTCTGTCGACCTCAGGGCTCACCAAGAACGTGGATAAATGCGAAGCCGCATGGACGCTGGCGAATAGCGCCACAGTCGCACTCGAGACGTATTCTTACGCGAAACAGGGCGCATATATCCAGAAGGTCACGGCGCCGGCTTCCCCTGCGACAAACACACTGTATGCTTATCGTGCCCTTGGATCGGCAATTGATTTTTCGGCGTATCAGAAGATATCGTTGTGGATTCAGAATGAGGTGGCTCTCGCGGCGGGCAACTGGAAGCTGTGTCTTTGTTCTGATGCGGCCGGCGCAACCATCGTTGATGAATTTGAAATTCCAGCGATACCCTCAATTGCTCAGGTGCTTCCCTTGACAATAACGAAAACAGGCGGTGGAAATTGCGGTGCAAGTATCCAGTCCGTCGCCCTCTATTCTTCGTCAACCGCCCCGACAGCGTCGAAGTATGTGAGGCTTGACAACATCATCGCCTGCACGACATCGGGAATCAACCTGCAAAGTCTGATATCGAAGAATGCGGCGGCCCAGGGCGGAACCGAAAGCTGGTATGGAATCCAGTCGATCGACGATATGATAGTCCTTCTTGACAACAACCCAACGACCAAAGTAAATGCCGGGCAAGGGTATTATGGAACGTCTGAAACTGTCGCGACATATATCAGGGAAACCGTCAAGGCAACCATCCAGTCGTCGTCTTCTGGAAGCGTAGGCACGATCCAGGACAGCGGGTCGAACGGCAATAATATCCAGTTTCAGGGCGGTTATAATACGGCGACCGGGAGCCAGGACGGCGAGACGATCCTCGACTACCTTAACGGGTATGGCAATGGCGTCTTGGGAATGTCGAAGAATTACATAACGGTGAATCATCTTTCTGTTGTCCGGGCATACTACGGCATGAATATGTCAGGTGGAACCGGTTGTTTGATTGACCAGGTCGGAGATCTCAACAGCAATACACAGTACGGGCTTCAACTTACTTCAATGGCAGGCCTGACCATTAACAACGTAAACAACGTGAATAATAACGGGGCCTATGGCGTTTACCTGATTACCACATTACCGACCTCATTCGGGACATTCGGCAACGTTAATAATAACCTTGGCACGTATGGCATGGAGATACAGGCTTGCCCGAGCAGTATTTTAACGGAAATAAAGAACGCCAATAACAACAACGGCACGGGGCTATTTATTACGAACTCGGAGTATGCGCAGATCACGACGCTCGGGAATCTTACGAGCAATCGAACCGGCCAGGGCCTTTACATCACTTCGTCGAATTTCATGCAGATCGGTACTATCTCAAATGCAAATTATAACGGCAGCAGCGGGGTTTACCTGACCAATAGCACAGGCGTCACGATCAAGGAAATAGGCAATGCCAATTCTAATTCTGTCGGCGTGAACCTTTATTCGTCCTTCCAGTGCCTGATCAAGAAGATAGCAAATGCGAACTCCAATGCTTCGTATGGATTGGCCTTTAATGGTGGTTCATGGCACAATACCGTTCATTCCATAAATACGGCCGGCAATACAACGAGGGCGATAAACCTCGACAAGGGGATGAACTATGTAAATCACGCAGCATGCGCGGAAGCGTCCATCGCCGCGGGCTTCACCGTCGGAAATAATGCCCGCGTCTGCATGACCAATTTCAACAACGATGCAACCGACCATCGCATATACACCGACGGCGGGACAGTCACGACCGATGGAGTTACCGCCCGGTCAGGCATTTCCTGGAAATGGGCGTTTTCGGATGCGACAAGGGGAATCAAATACCCTATTGACGTCAAGATCGCGAAGGTCGCGGTGGAAGCAAACAAGGCGGTCACGGTAAAAGTTTATGTCCGCCGGAACAACGACACAGACGCCGCTATGAAATTCGTTATCCGGGGAGGGCAACTGGCAGGTATGCCGGCAGACGATATCACGGTAACGACGACATCGGCATCATCGGGATCCTGGGAACAGCTGACCTTTGCGGATTTCACGCCGACGGAAAAGGGTGTTATCGAGATCGAGGCACATGGCTATTACGTCGCGTCGACAAGCGGGAACGTATGGGTGGATGATATCTCGATTGAGCAGGCGGCGTAATGGCGATCGACCTCAAGACTATGGACTACAGTTTCGGCGGCGAACCGTTTCTTGAGGTCCCCTCAAAAAACACAGTCAACACGAAAACCATGGATTATGGTTTCAGCGGGCGGCCGTTCGTGACAAATGATTTTCCGGGGGGAGGCCCTGGACCGACAAGTATTCTTTCGGTAGCCTCAGTTGCCCAGGCATCGGTGAATGCGGTCGCTGGAGTGACGCTCAGTACCGTGAGCGCCGTCGCCGGGGTGTCAAATGTGTCTTAAATTCAATGCGGTGACTACTGGCAACAAAGGTTTAGGCCACCTGGTGACTACTGTATGTGAGCTAAGTACTTGATATCGTGTAATATCACCGCGTTCTTCTAATCCGTAGGTTCCGTGTTCGAGTCACGGCAGCTGCGTTTCTACAAAAACATCGGTGACTGCGGTCGCCGACTACATTTGTTAGGCCGTAAATCTTCCTTGTCGTCTCAAGCACCCGAATCTATCCTCAAAAGGAGCATATAACTATTGAATATAAAACGATAAAGAGATATAATATAGATGATGGTTAAGCAAAAAAAAGGGAGAGCTAAGGCCAGAAAAACTGCCCGCGGGATGGCGCGTTCGTGCTCATTGCAGCAAGAATTGGATGGTGGCGCGCAATGCGAGGGTTTTACTGTGGGTCCCGTCTGGCACGGAAGCCCCGACTTCGTCGGAGACGCTTTTAGCATGAAGTATCGGGGGAGGTTGTCGGGCATATCTCGTGGCGGCATCAATTTTACAAAAAACAAAGCGAGGGCCGAAGCGTATCGGGATGCAGTCTTTTCCGATAGCGAACAGACTGTCATCGATGATGCCGTGCAAATGGTTAACGATGCTATCGAGGGGACAACCTTCGCTGAGAAGGAATTGGACAGGTTCCAAAGTGAAACGGGCTACGAATGGGAGACCTTCCAGTTCAGCGGTAGAAACGTTGACGATTGGGATGACTTTCGGCTGCATCTGAAGGAACTTTCCGTCAGGCTTCGGCAGATTGGTAAGGGAGAGCTTGCGGATGTGATGCGGAGGGCAGCAGAGCTTGGTGAGAGGAAACAGCGACCGAGACTGGTAAGGGCGTTCCTGAAGAGTCCTAGGCTAGAGATTCAGAACGGCACAGGCGATGTCGTATACGTGGTTGATGATCCTTCGCAGATAAAGGAAGTGCCGGAAGTGCACAGTTCCAGTTACACGAATACGGCTGAATTTAAGAAGTGGTTCTGTGGCAGCAAGGTGATCGATAAACTGGGAAATCCGTTGATTGTGTTTCACGGCGCAACCAAACGGGAGATACACAAATTCGACTGCCCAGCGTTTTTTACTGACAACAGGGAAGGCGCTGAATTCTATCTCAATGGCGAGTCCGATGGGGTTATGTTGGAGGCATATCTATCCTTGCAGAACCCCTTTTACGCGTGTCATTCGAGGATGGAATCCATGGCATTCATCGACATTGCAAGGAGAGCCGGAGTAGAAGTCACGGTGACAGAAGGGGAATACGGATGGTCGTTTGAAGCTCCCGACATAGCTCGGTATTCTCCCTATGACGGAGAAAACCTCAATGACCTTATTTACGTTCCAGCGGTGAGAGAGCAGTTATGGAAGGAAGGTTATGATTCCTTGGTAACGAGTGACGTGATCGAGAACGGAGAAATAGAAACGTACGTGGCGCTTTCGGCTGAGCAGGTCAGGATCGTTGTTCCCTAAATTGCCTTCCCGGATAGTCTTAGGATCGATATCTCATGTGTCGCTGGTCCTACATTCGCAAACATGCGAGGCAATGAGAAAGCCAACGCTGTCCTCGCCTACGTCCAGAAAAAGCTCTTCGCTTGAATTAATCCATTCGCTCACCACACTTACAGTTTTATGAAGATGTCTTTTCTTGAGTGAACATTCCCACACGATAGCCACTCTCCATTTCAATGATAGGAGGGCGTCAATATTGTCTCGATCTCGTTTCCTATTCTTTTCGAGCTTCTCGCTCCAATATACGGAATTGTCTTTGGGTGCCTTCGCTTTCCTGCATTCATGGCTATGCCAAAAACAACCGTGCACGAAGACTATCGCCCTATATCTCGACAAGACAATGTCTGGCGAACCTGGAAGAACATTGTTGCATACTCTGAAACGAAATCCTAGCCCGTGCAAAGCGGACCTGAGCCTTCGTTCCGGCGACGTGTCCTTACTTTTCACGAGAGACATGATTTCGCTGCGTTTTGCTGGGGTAAAAACGTCAGTCATGATGGCCCGATCATGTCTTGTCTGCTGCCACGATGGTAAATTTGACTGTTTGGTCAAATCGCCTTTCAGGGCTTAATACCTTCTCTCCGCCGTTTAGGATGATGTCCTTCAAGGCAGTTCTTTCTACAATCGGACGGATTCTACGGGGGGACTTCATGTACCGACTAGTGACGTTTCCGCTGACGGCGAATTCCTTGTCTGTCTGGCGTTCGAAGGGCATTTCAGTATAGATTCTCTTCAGCGGAACCATTCCGCTTGTGCTTGCGTGGTAAAAGAAACGGGCCATTCTCGCCGCGCTTCGCATTTGCCTAGTCATTTTCTTCGTATCGATATTCTGTCTCGCGGCATCCAGAAAAAGTCGACTCAACGCCAAGTCGCTCCAAATGAAAACATCCAAGGCATTGTGCGCCAAATAGGGGCTCTTGCCCTCGGTTTTCCATATCGGTTGCAGTAAGAACGGTTTCTGGTGACCAATCGCTTTTAGCTCCAACTCGTCAAGAGCATTCAACAAGCTGGGGAGTTTTCGAAGTATTTCATAACTATTGCCCCAATCCTGCATGTCGTGACAAATGGGTTCGAACTTTTCTCTGATCCATTCCCGTTCCTCCTGAAGAGAATCTATCATACCAAGAGCGCAATACTTCGTGGTAGCAGGGCGAAATACGATCTCTGAACCCCATTTGGCTTCCGGATGTTTTGCTGTGGTGCTATCGGGAATGACGGTCAGTTTGACTTCGAATGGCCTGAGATATTCACCGCTCGTGTCCATAATCACCAGGTCGATACCGCCTATGTCATCGTGAGAGTATCTTTGGTATGGCTGGAATTTTGACTCGAAAGAAAAGTATAGGTCAGAGTTTGGCGAGGTAGTGTTAAAGACATCGGAGAAAGGGAGTTCACCCGCCTCCACTTCCAACTCCTCATTTAACCTGAGATAAACCGCGTTAATTTTCTTGTCACGCATGTAGCATGCCAATGCGACCGGAAAACTGCTATTGAATTGATTCTTCCCCCAAAAATCTTCACTCTTCCTATTGGAATTTTTGATTCCATACAAGGCCGGTTTTTCGGGCATCTTTTGTCCTCGTTTTCAAAAAAGTGACGTCAAGTACTTGACGTCCAGTTATCCATGTGGTATATGGTACCAAAAGCCGCACAAAAAGGAAAGAGAATGAAGGTCGTAGACTTGTTTGCGGGATCAGGGGGGCTTTCCTTAGGGTTTCAGAACGTAGGTTTCACGGTTGTCGCGGCTTATGATTCTTGGCCGCTCGCCATCGAATGTTACAAGGCTAATTTTAAACATCCCATTTTTCAACTTGACTTGTCCAATGTAAGCGAGGCGGTTGAGCACATCTCGCAGTGGAACGCCAGCGCTATTATTGGCGGGCCTCCTTGCCAGGATTTCTCTCACGCAGGCAAACGAAGCGAGGGGGATCGCGCCCGCCTTACAATGGCCTTCGCCCAGACAATTTCGCTTCTCAAGCCGCATTTGTTTGTTATGGAGAATGTCGACCGGGCCTCTAAGAGCAATGTTTACATTAAAGCACGGAAGATCTTCAAGAAGGCTGGATACGGGCTTACTGAACGGGTGTTGAACGCGAGCAAATGCGGAGTCCCACAAGTCAGAAAACGTTTTTTTTGCATAGGCCTCATCGATGCCAAGGATGATTTCTTAGGCCCTTTGCTGGATTCGTCAGTATCGGACAACACCCTCACGGTTCAGGAATACCTCGGCGCGGAACTGGGCATAGACTATTACTACAGGCATCCAAGAAACTATAATAGACGTGGCATTTTTTCGATACACGAACCTGCTCCGACCGTGCGTGGAGTAAACAGACCCATTCCCAAGGGCTATGTAGGACATCCCAATGATCCTGTGCCGGTAACGGATAGCGTGAGACCTTTGACGACTCTCGAAAGGGCACGCATTCAAACGTTCCCGACCAATTTTGTTTGGAAAGGCAAGAAGACGGAGTTGGAGCAAATGATTGGAAACGCCGTGCCGGTTAAGTTGGCGGAGTTTGTGGCTAGCGCGATATTATCCTATATGCAATCCGAGGAAGGCGAACAGGATAGGGTTGCTTCGGGGGGGCGATGAAAGACGACTCCTTGTTCAAAACTTGGCTTACAGGCAGAAACTCTCTCGGTGACAAGTCGGCTCGCGACGTATTGTCTAGGTTGAAAAGGGTCTCCAAATATGTGGACATCTCAACTTTTGAGAGCGCTGATGAGACAATATTTGCTTTGGGCTCAAATCAACAATTTCGGGAGCTAGAGATGACGGTGAAGTCCCAATTAAGGCGGGCGGTCCGTCTCTACTACTTGTTCCAAGAATCCTTGTTAAAGGAATCGCAACAGATACTTTTCTGATTCATGATCAGCATTATTCGGTTCTGCGACTGTCAAAGCCGAGATAACTCGCATTGATTTGCACCTACATTTTCTTGGAGATCTTTTTGTATTGCTTTTCCAGCATTGATTGCGCTGAGCGCATATGATCAATCGTGCCATGTGTGTACATGTCGGCCGTGGTGCTCTCCCGAGCATGCGATATCGCGGACGGAGTCCGGCAGAGTCAGGCGCACCCTCTTGCCGGCTCGCGCGTGCGGGTAATAATCGACGACGAATCTGCCTGAACGAATCCTTACTGACATAATCTCAACATTAACATAACGATATTTCCTCGACCGTGACAAATGTCACACATGAAACGGAACTAACCATGGCAACATGTTACGATGTCCGTGATCTTCTAAATTGCGCGAAGATCACCCCACTTTGGTTCTTTTTGTACGTGACCCGGGGTTTGGTTTGGGATCAGGCAACTCATTTTCGCGACTGTCCAGCGTCTGATTAACGGCCAGAATGCTCGATTTTATGGCCCGCTTTGCGCTCTCATTGTCCGACATCAGGATATTGATGAGGCCCTCGATCACCGCCATGGTTTCGTCGGTTTCGACTATCGGCACCTTCTCAGCGAAATAACGAGCGAACTGCTCAACGAGAAGCCTCTGGGCGGGAGAGAATCTGCCCAGGCTATCGACCGTATCCTTAAACATCTCTCCTTTGCCGGTTTCGAGCCACTCGCGATTAACGCTATGGGTTGAACATATTAATTTTAAAAGCTTTTTGGAAGGATTTACCTTGTTGTTCTCGATTTGTGAAATGGCGCTGTGTGTCACATCAAGAGAGCGTGCAAAGTCTTCTTGATTCTTTTTCAATGCATTCCGTAATTCTTTGATTCTCTTGCCGATCATAATAAGCCAGTTAGTACTAACCTTTTTTAGTTGACAAACTGTAAGTACTTACATATTCTGTTTCCACGGGGTGGAAAATTTGGAAACAAGAATGGAACCTGGAACGGACCACGTCACGATTCGCCCGGATCTGACTCGGGAAGAGGATGAAGCACTCGTCGCCTCGATATACGCTATGCTGCTTGGCCTCAGTCGAATTGATGCTGTAGGTATACTCGATTGGGTTAAGGAGGAAGTGGAAAGGAGTGTCATCGTTGGTCCAATGGAGGATCAACGGCCAAATCGGGACGGAGAGAATGACCACACTTAAAGCAATACTTTGCGGTTTCAGTTCTGATCTTTGCCTTGCAGGAAGGACACTCAGATATCAGTTTCTCTCCGCACTCCTCGCAGTAGTTAACTTCCTTCACATCGACGCCGTACATGCATTTGGGACAGATTTTCATAACATAATGTTTTCCCATCGGTTCTCCTGTACACAGGGCTTGCTTTCAACAAACATTACCCTCGCCCGCAAACGGGGCGGCTTCCTCCTTCGACAAGATGAGTTTGTCACGGGGCGGGGGTTTTTGTCAATCATTTTAAGCCTATGCTTACGTTCCTTTACAAACTCAGTACAAAATAATCTTAGCGATTTCCGTATGGGAAAGCATCGGAAAAAATTTCCGATACCTTCCCATACGGCGCAATAGGTGAGGAAAATGCACCAGGAGGCCCTTAATTTCGTTCTCAACTCTGACGATATCGCGGATGATCTTATCCTCAGGAGATGCAAATCGGTGAGAGACGCTCTCAAACTCTGCCGGGATTGTTGTCCCCTCACAGACAAGGAGATCATCCACGAACTCAAGATCCGTACCAAATACGAGTACCAGCAGTCACATTTCACGGAAGCGCTCAACGGCGGCCGAAAGAATTTCGATCCCGACCACATCCCCCACCTCGAGGACATTTGCGGTAACTGGATACCCACGCGGTTCATGAACCTTATTAGACATCACATAATGAAGCCCCGGAAAGAAGCCTACGAGATTCTCCTCGAGAACAAGGACAAAGAATGCGAAAGGCTCAGGCTACAAAACGAGACGCTCCTGGAAGCGTTGCGACGGTGAAACGATGACACTGGACAACGTAGACGTGAAGGCAACTGCGGAAAGGGAAGCGAGCATGGATATGGATATAGAGGACGTCCTGAGCATTCCTGGTATAGCAATTATGCTCTTTGTCATGATCGCCATGGTCATGATCGGTCTGAGTGAATACCCACAGGGGAGGACCGGGCCCAACCCCGCGAATACCTGCCCCGACTATTGCAGCACAGAGAGGGCCGGCGTTGTGCATCACACCCCTTCTAGACGCTCGCCCTCTCACCAAAAGGAGACCTTATGGAAGTAATCTTGGATCGGGAGTATCTCCAGAGCAAGGTCGATCTCCTCAAGGGGATCACCAAGCACAAATCCCTTATGCCGATATGCCGGAGTCTTCTTTTCGACCTGCCCGGCAACACCATGTCGGCCACCAACCTGGAGGTCTCCGCGGTCACCAGCTTCAAGACGGATGGCGAAGACGCGAAGGTGGTCATCCACGCCGGCACGTTGTCGGAGATCCTCGAGAACCTCAAGGATCAGGAAGTGAAATTCACCCGCAACGGTGATGAGACTATGTTGAAGATAGAACATGGCAGGACAGAGATCGGTCTCGCCCTCGCCGATCCGAAAGATTTTCCGGAGATACAGGTCCTCAACGACACCGAGGCCTTTTCTCTCGAAGGAAAGGACATCCTGAGAGGCATCCGCAAGGTCCTTTATGCCGTGTCCGACGATGAAGACCGTTACGTCCTTACCGGTATGTTCATGCAGGTCAAGGGCGGACAGTTCAGGATGTGCGGCACCGATGGCTTCCGCCTGGCCATGCTGCGCAAGAACATCGACGGTGACACGCCGGATTCCCCTCAGATCGTCATCCCGGGAAAGAACGTGAAGATTCTCCGGGATATGATCGAACACAACGACACTGTCGGCGTAATCATCAATGAGGAAAAGGTGCAGTTCATGACTGCCAGGGCAACGATTATTTTCCGGACACTCTCCGGGGCCTATCCCGATTACGAAAGCGCCGTGTCCAAGACGGGGGATCAAAACGTGATGATCATCAAGCGGGTCCATCTCCTCGATTGCCTGAAAAGGATGGTGCCGCTCAGCGGCAAAAAGGATTCTCTTAGGCTCTCAAGGATGGGGCCGTCGGGACTCACCGTGCGCATCGATTCTGACAAGGGCTACGCGCAGGAAACCGTCGATTGCGAGTTCAACAACAAGACCCGTTTCCAGATGGAGTTTAATCTCGAGTACCTGTACGACGCCGTAGAACACATCGAAGCGGACCAATTGGTGGTTCGCTATCCCCGTACCTACGGCGCCGTGGTGATGGATTCCGACGATTACCTGTGCCTCGTCATGCCGCTTCGTGAGAACTTCACACCCATCGAAGAAGAAGCCAGCAAGGGGAACAACGACAAGACCGGAGGCAAAAATGAGTGACAGTCGCGACCTTATCATTCAGAGCATCCTGGGCGCTACCCAGCATGAAGATTGCCTTGAATTCGAGATCACGTTAAAAGACGGGGACGGCAATGCCTACCTGTCGCGCTTCACCGTGCGAAACCATAACGTTGGCCTGCTGAACCGGGCCTTAAGAAAACTCCGTCCCTTAGGAATCTCTGTCCATACCTCGCATGTTGCACATACTTCCCCCAAAAAGCCCGGCTCTGTCGCGGAGCCGGGCGCATTTCCAGAGAGGAGCTAGGATTGACTTCACAAAGGACGAAAAGCTACACTTCCTCAGGAGGTGCTCTCATGGCGCTTATGGGGAAAGGTACGCTTTTGTGTTCACGGTGCAAGAAAAGGATGGCCGCCGACGCATGTAAATGCGGTTCCATACACTGTTTCATCCGCTACTATCACAAGGGACGATACAACAGGATGTACGACCAGTACGGCGCCCGACTCACCTACGTCGAAGGCACCAGGCTGCTCATCGATCTGAACAAGCTCCTCGAGAATGACCGCAAAGGCATCAAACCATTCGACCCTGCCAAGTGGAGCGACCAGGAGATTGCCGAAAACCGCTTCCCCAACAGATACAAGGAATTTGTTTCCTACATGGAACGACGCCTCAATCTCGGCAAGATCACCCTGGAGCATTACCGGCACGTTAAAGCATATGGAAATCATTTCTCGTTCTTCGACCGCTACAACGTAGCCGATCTGGACACGGGAATAATCGATGATTTTATTATGCAGTTGCCGGTCAAGAGCAAAACCCAGAGAAACATCGTCGGAACACTCCACCGTTTCCTTGAATGGCTGGTCGAGCGGGGGAAACTGGCAACGATGCCGGCATTCCCCAGCATCGAGGGCGGTGACGAGACATTGAGAAAGGCACTCCGCAAGCAGGAGCAGTTGAACGCGATCGAAGCCCTCCCCTTCGAGCACCGGGACGTTATCAGGTTCATGATGGAAACAGGCCTCCGGCCATCCGAGGCGATCGCCATCCTTATCAAGTCCGTCGACCAGATCAACCGCTGTGCCTGGATAGAGAGACGCAAGACGGGTAAGGATTACGAGAACACCACGAAGAACCGACAGAAACTCTCCATCCCGTTGAATTCCGTTGCCTGGGAGATAGCGCAGCGCCAATCCGCTGACAGACCTGGTGACGAGCTCCTTTTCATCCATCCGGGCACTGGCAAGGGTTACACCGGATGGTTTTTGTCAGATCTATGGCGCGAGAAATCACAAACCGATGTTTGTCTCTACGAAGCGACCCGGCATTCATTCTGCAGCCAGATCGTTCCGCTCACGGATCCGTTCACTGCGCAGAGGTTAATGAGGCACAAGGACAAGCGGTCGACGGAGCGATATTACCACGCAGATTCGGACAGATTACATGATGTTGTCGAGGCGATTTCTGTAACACACATAGAACACAAAAACAGGGGGTCACAATGA